CTCCATTTTGCTAGGAGTGCGCGGTTTTACGCATAAGAACTAGCTCCCCCTTGGTTATCCAGGACACTTCTTTCTCAAAGTTGTGTCTCGGATATCCAACGACGACGAACTGTAAGTTCGTCAATACCACCAGGACGTACTTGATCCTGATCTTCTGAGATAACAGGCATGCGACGATGTGTCGATTGTCTGTATGTGGTTAATTGATTTCTCAAGTAACCGTCAGCCCCTGGAAAAGGAGCAGGGTCATCCCCTGACGGGACAACACACTGCAAGTTGAATTCCAAGATTTGCAGATCAGAATTATACCGCATCGTTCTAGACCACTTAGCTACATGGTTATAGTCCGATCGCCCATCCCGGATAAATCCGAGGACGGGAGAAGCCCTACCCACTGTGGGTAGTGAGAAATAGTGCTTACGCACTTGCTTCTGTATACATTGCGATGTTTCATCGAAGCCCTTTTTAAAAAACAGGTCTTCTTTCGCAATTAAACTCAAAAGAGTTGATGTATCTCTTTTGTCCTGATTGAATGAGGTTATGTGGTTAACATAAACGGGGGTAACATCCACCCCGTTGTACGCGTGGATGCCACATGATTCTCTAAACGGGCCATTGCCAAAGCTCTTGTCGGTATTAATTTTCATACCGAAGAGTGGTAAATATGTAAATACCGCTTCTTTGGCGCTTGATGGAAATATAATATCATCTCCATAAACGTAGACCTGTTTCGATAGATTAGAAGAATCGTCTATCGATGACAATTTTATGATCGAGCAAACAAGAGCCCAATGCACAATAGCCATAACCGGAAAACATACACCGGAACCCATAGGTGCAAACATGTTTGTATAGATTTCTCTAGTACAATTCATATCAACACCTAGTTCGTCTTGGACACTCATCTCGATAATTCGAGTTGATAGTGTATCCAAGATGTCGGTGAGGCTAGTATTCCAGAATAATCGGAATACTAACTCCCTAGACACCATGTTAGAAGCGGATGACATATCAAGCGTCACCATGTCGCCGCTAACACTAGAGTTCAGAGCAAGACCTTGGTTTATACTCTGATCAGTAAAGTTAACTTTACCTCTAGTCCAGGGATGCGATTCCAACCAGTCATACAAAAATCGTTTGACTGCTTGTTGAAAGAATTGCATCTCGTTTTCCTCGATACATATGCCACGTGGTTTTCCAAGATACTTATGGACCCACTTAAAGCGCGAAGTTGCCTGATCCATTATAGGCAAATTCATGTATCGACGCGCGTCCTCGAAGGGATCCCATGAATGACTATAGAAGTATTCAAGGTAATCAAATTCTTCATCGAGGGATGTGTAAAACCTATGAGGTCGAAATCGTAGGTTCTTGTCTACCGGTGTATTGGTAGCACCAGGACCAGGTTTTGGCAACAAATAACCCGGGCTAAGATCAACGTCTTTAAAGACGGTTTCAATGATCTTCCTAGCGTTGTTAATGATAGGTTCAACAGGCTCAGACATAAGGTCTACCATGCCTAATCTGTAGTCATCATTAATAAACTTACGTGACATGTCACGCAACACATCTTTTTTAAAAGGACCTTTCAGTTTTTTGAAAAGCACACAAATTTGGTAAATATGTGCAAAAGAAAGGGCCTGATGGTCACCCGCTTCATGAACCTCTTCAAACAGCCGGCCTAGAAAGGCAGGGTATTTGGTCCCTGGTTTGAGTTTCCAACCAGTGTAGGAGGGGATCCCCGTTTCCAAATAAGCGAATAAATCGCTCATCAGATTCGGTAAGATCACAGAAATGAAGCCTAGGCCTTCGTGTTCAAGACGTATAGATATTGTCTTGAAATCGCGAGCCGAGTCAACACTCCTGTAACGGGGGTTAATGTTTTGTATGTCCCGCAGTACAGCTTGAAACATGTCGAGCATATTTTGTCGACGAGCTATACCGAATTTACGGACAGGACAGACAGTTCGTGATCGCTTGTTCTTTGGCTTTTCAGGTTTGCGCATTTGCGTTAGACCTCCAGCCATAAGTGATTACGAATTAATGAATGACATGATGAATTTATAGGCATCGTAGGCATATACAGCGATTAATATCGCATAATACGCTAACGTGTCAATAAACTCGACCATTAGATGTTACCTTGTACAAGCTTCACAGTAATGCCAGAAATACCGGCAGCTGCAAGCACCAGCTTTAATCGTTTTTCGATTGAGGCAGATGTATGCAGTGGGTGATGCTCAAGTGTAACATTTGCAATAATGGTCTGCGGAAGCAAATCTGCATCCGAGGTAGCTACAAGTTCAGATGATTGTATGAGATGTCTCATACGACCAGCTTTCGTAGTACTGTGGGCAGTCCTAATTCTGGACTCGCTTGTAGACGACGAAGCAGGCTCGTTATATCGAGCTGCAACTGTGTTACCTGGTTCTTGGTATTGATAATCAAAAATACGATCGTCAGTACCGTCATTCAAAGTTAATGGTGTCGTAAATAGACTCATGGACTTGTCCTTATATACATAAAAGCATTAACGTAGCTTGTGTCACGCCCAGAAATTGGGAAGAGCAAGTTATAATCAATCATGGTTAAAATAACACGCGAATGAGAGCTGCCAAATTGCGCTGCTGATTATCGCTAGGCTTTTTGAGCCTCGGTAAGGATGCACCTTTATTTGGTGGTCTTACCTCGCGTGTGTAATACACTGACCGCATTCCTGATATTAAGGAAGTCTCAGTACGGACCGAATTATCGATCATTACTGGCGACGCACAGTTGTACGATGGCATAAGATGTATACCCGTCGTACGTTCTGTCAGCAATGATTCCCAATAAGTCCCTAATTGTAGGGACAGATGTGAATCATGTGACATACGTGCAATGCTGTCTCCTACTGGAAGAACATAATCCAGTAGAAAGCTGAAGGGAAGCATGTTCCAAACAGCTTCTGCGCTAAGCTTTAACCCATAATATTGGGTTATCGCGTCAAGAGTATGACGTACTTTATAACCGTACGTGTATCTCATGCCTGCGACGAATTTCGTCCGATAATGAGTGCCAGTCGCGTAATAGTAGTACTTATACGGGAAACCGACAGACGATGAATGGACAAAATCTTCAGTGTAGTACCGTGTATTTTCAATGGTACCTTCCTGAATAAAGCTTTTCTGGAGGTCCTCAACCTTGAGTTTAATGAGAATGTGAAGTTCCATAAGATCACTGATCAATGGTTTAATCGCAAACTCATTTGCAAGGTGAAGTTCCGCCGCAGGTCGCGAGAGATCAATAGATCGATCTCCTTTACGAACCCTGCGCCAGTGTCTCTTCAAAGATTTCTTTAGCATCTGAATAGACGCCATAGGTTTTGCCAAATGTTTGGCAATTTCTTTGAAATCTTTGAGCTCATAGATAAAATTAATGAGCGAGACTTTTCCGACAAACTCTGGCTGCATTTCATGCCAGGCTTGACGGCGCGCATCTTCTAGGAAGATCTGTGGGTGCTGAAGCACAGGATCTACCCAACCTCCTGTCGTGGAAAGCATATAGTACGGGTACCATATTTGCCTATCGCGATACCTGATATGAGATACTACCGCAGTAAAGGGTAATATTTCATGCCTAGTACGTTGATGGGTGCAATTGTTAATTGCATACTTTCCTCTGTTCGTCGAACAGAAGGATTCTTCTCGCAATGCCGGATCCAGATAGTTAATACTTCTATCTGCTCGAGAGGGCCCTAATTTATGGGCATTCTCGATGGCAAGTAAATTACACAAGTCCCAGTTTTTACAAAATGTGTAAGCGCCACCACCAATATTAGTACTTTGGTAGACAGCGCCCTGGGGACCAAAATAGGTTCCTTGTGTAGTGCGAGTTTTGCATAACATGTATCACCTCCATGATTGATATAAGCAACACCCCCCCAATGGGGGTG